TTGATTTGTAACAGTGTTTCTTAATACGACTTCTGTTTCGCATTTAACCACTGGTACTTTTTTTCCATTTATGATTGTGTAATTTACTTCTGCTTCTTCTTTAAACGCCATATGATCTCCTATGATAACTCACTATTAGCAATATAAACCCTACTAACTTCTAGTAAAGCTGCTGTTCCACTTATACCAGATGTATCAGTAGTTTCAATCCTCAATTCATCAGATTCTTCTAATACTACCGACCCTTTTAACAGGTTACATATAGTAGGACCAGTTATCTCAGCATGTGCTATCAGGTACTGTGTAGTAGCAGAATTATCATAAATATACACTTTTACAGTCTTATTGCCACCGGTATTTGTTAATTGTATTGTTTGAAATATAGCTCTAGCTTCTGTTGGACAAGTAAATATTGTCTCTGGAAGACCTGGAGATGTTGGTGCATAGAATGCGTTTTTATATACGTTTGCCATTAATATCCATCCTGTACTAATAATAAATCAAATGAAGCAGAAGCAGAAGAGGTAGAACTTGCCTTTCCAGAAACATAGATATCTGACTTTTGAGGTATTACATTGATTGCATTAAAGATAACAGTTGTCTGTCCGCCCCTAACCTCTAAAAATTGTTTTGTTTGAAACCCTGCGTTAGCAACACTATTATCTCTTTGTATAAATTTAAATACCATTTCTTGGTCTTTACCAGATGATACATTCATTGATAGTAAATAACCAGTATAACCTGCAGGTATAGTGTATAGTGTCATAAGTGTTTGTCCATTACCAGCAGTTATAGTTGCAGCAACATCAGATCCACCTGTATAAGTTACAGATATATTCCCAATATTATTTCCAGATGTTCCTGCTGTTTCAACAGACATTCTAAATACTCTTAAAAAAGTTTGTGTAGTTGTAACTGTAGTTGTTCCATCCATATCAACAGTTTCTTCAGCTAAATTATAAGAACCATCTAAACCTTGTATTCTTAAAGTTCTAGCACCTGTTCCCGCTACATCGTCATTAGTATCATCACTTACTACATCAACAGTAACTGCCGAAGATTGCCAAGGATAGTCGTCTCCTGTTTCCCAAATAGTTTCAAAAGCACCTGATCCAATAGAACTATTATATCCAAACTTATTAATCATAGAATAACCAGGAACTTTATTTTGCTGTACAGCTAAATAAAATGGAATGTCATCAACTGTACTTCCACCTGTTATTGGATTGACATTATTACAAGACACTAACAATCCCCTCCACTATTTCCACCTTTGAACCAAGCATATCTTTCATTGTCTTCTTTTAAATCTTGTAAATAGGTAGAATTTAATTGTTCTACTATACCTTGAATTGCTCTGTTAATTTGTTTTTGGTTAGATACATCATATTCTTTTTTAGGTTCTGGTAATCTTACATTTATTTTAGCCATTATCTTCTCCCATCGGGTTGTATATCTAATCTCATTGTTCCAAATCTCCAAGTCTCAGAATTAGAGTCATTTTCTATTTTTATATTAACAAATCTTCCTCTAGCTCTTGTATCTTTTTTATTAGTGCTAGATGTAATTGTAAAGGGACTTAAACTAGTTGTTGTGTCAGACTGTTGTGGATATCTTTTTACAGCTAAAGTTACTTTTGCATTTCCTTGTAAATCTTTAAAATCAGGTATAAATCTTCTAACCGCTAAAAACACTTCTCCAGCTGTTCCTTCTGCTTGTAAATCAAAGTCATATGATTTAACAAATGATGTAACAGTTGTAGTACTACCGTCAGGGTTCACTTGATCGGTACCTACTTCATGTTCAAAAAATACTGTTTGACCTAAACCTGATTCACCAATAATTACCGGGAAAGTTCCAGTATCTGAACTATTAAATTTAGTTGCAAAAGGTTTTGGATATACACTAGCATCAATCCAAGTCGTTCTGGCTTCTGTTCCAATATACCAAACACCTTCAGGTATTTGTTTTCCAGATCCTTCACCATAGTTATACACAACATATTGATCGTTATATTCAGAATTAGTAGAAGGATAATACCAAGTTACTTCAGTAAATTGATTATTTAATCCTGCATAAACTTGCTGACCTTTTGTAGTGTCTGCTTGGTCATAAACATAATCTTCAACAGAACAAGCTAAAGATTTAACAGTACCATCATACATAAAGAAACCATTGTTAGACATCCAAAATGCAACACCATCTATTTCAACAGCTGCATTTTTACCAATCAATCCACAGTTTGTACCTACTTGTTCAAAACCAAATGTAAAAGGTGCACCGATAAATTTCATCGTATACAACGCATTATCGGTCCAAATTAAAATAACTTCTTTAGCTTTTAATGAACCAATAATTTTAGTTCCATCTTGTAATCTTTGTGTACCTGCTGTGTTTATAGCAGTTGGAGTATATAAGTTAATATTTTCTTGATCTGAAAATCTTATAAACATATCATCTTGAGTAGACGTATCACCAATAGTTGTTTCAGTTCCTAAATGTATTAAGTGTCTAGTTGTTGGTGAAACAAGTGTAACTCTACTTGCGGTTGGATTATTTGTGGTTTCAAATCCTGCTGTAGTTGTTGATGCTCTTGTTGTTAATCTTGAAGCATCTCCTGAATTCCATGTAAATGTTTTTCCATTTGCAATTGTTGCAACAAGAACTTGTCCAAAATTACTTAATGACCAAAGACCTGGTTCAAGTGATACATCATTTGCAGATGAAGCTTCACCCCAACCACCTGCACCCCAAGTATCTGTACCCCATCCATAACCATAAGATTGTGAAGCTGGACCAACTTGTTCGTAAGGTTTTACATCGATACTTCCACCGGTTGCAACTGTCCCTGTTGCAGCTGTACTTTGTGTAATGGTAAATACTGTTGCTGATGTAATACTAGTTACTTGAAATAATTTATTTTCAAAATCAGAATCTGCATATCCAGTTCCTCCTGGTAAAGTCACATTATCTAATAATACAATATCCCCTGTAGATAAATTGTGATTAGAACCTGTTGTAATATCACAAATTGGAGATGTATCTGTTGTTGCAATTGTTGCAGAAGAAAGTGTTGTTTTTAAAGGTGTGATGTCATACAACTGACCTTCAAAATAAATAAGTAAAAATTTATCTGTTCCTATTGCAACATATCTATTTCCATCTAAATCAACAAATGCAAATTGTCTTCTTGCAACTCCAACAATTGTATCTGTAATAAGTGATGCCCAACCACCAACTTTTTCTGGTAGTCCATATCTAAATCTTACATTATCACAATCTACCCAACGCTGTTCTGCGCCAGCTGTTGTATCTTGTTTATCTATTCCGGGTAAGACTTTAAAATCAATTAGAGCCATCTGTTAGCTCCTATATATTATCTTTATATGCCCAGCCTCTTGTTGCATTAACATAAACTAATGTAAATGCTGCTGTATTTACAGATATGATTAAATTAGCTGCTACACCTAAAATATTAGAACCGTTTCTACCAATTGTTAAATTGTTAGATGCAAGATTATTACCACTATCTATGAAATGAACTTCATCACCAACTGATGGTGATGCTGGTAAATTAATTGTAACAGGTGCACCAATACCACTTCCTGATGTATCAACAAGAACTTGATCACCATTTACTGCCGTGTATGTTGCTCCTGGTGTAACATATCCTTTATTTCTAATTCCTAAATTAATATTTGTACCATCAGAATAAACTAAATTAGTTGAACCTACTGGTAATGTAACACCTGTTCCTGAAACTGTTTTAACGGTTAAAGTAAATAAAGAAGAAGATCTATTAGTTGCATCTTCAACGATAAAAACTCTTTCAGCAGAGTCTGGCATCGTCACCGTTCTATTTGCTGTTAAAGTTCCTGTAAGTTTAAAATATAAATTCTTACCATTGGATACCGCACCATTAGATAAAGCTAATGCTACATCTGCTGAGCCAACATCTATTGCAATGTATCCTGATACTGCTTGTTCTAATTGTTGTAAGTTGGTGTTAGTAATAGTACCCCAAGTACCAGACTTTTCAC